CAAGTTGCGGTAGTACGACAACCGGGAACGTCTCCTTGAGCGCATTGATAACCCTCTTGTAACCGCAAGGCTTTTTTCGATTCCGGTGTCCTTTGTAGTCAGGATCAATAGCCTTGCGAAAGTTAACGGAATCGCTAAAGAAAAGAATAGAGTCATCAAAGCAGCCAAGGTCTTCAGCAATACGATAGAGGTCTTCCTCTACCATGCGTAGAGCATCAGAGAATTTAGATGCTACAAGGATAATGTCATCCCCGAAATCAATCTCTGTTTCTGCGGCAGCACAGTTTTTGTAAACAATAAAGTCGCAGTCAATGAGAGCACTCATCGTCCTTGACCTCGGTAAGCTTTCTTTCCCTTTTTGGGCAAGGAGCGCCTACCACTGCCTTGGTGAGTGTGTTTGTACTTGGCACGGCTTTGAAATTCTTCGCGGCCAAGGGCGGTTTTGGATTTAGTTGCCATAGGTGGTTAGGAACTCATCGAATTTAGCACGGCGACGCTCACCCATATAAGGGTAGAAATCGCAGATTACTTTGAAAATGTCTTTTTTGGCGTAAGCTTTCCAAATCCAACAAGATTTGTTGTGAGCTGGCATACTGGCAGGACGGTATGGACCAGTAAAGTTCCCTACCTCAACGGACTCATAAAAAGCTTTTACCACGTCTTTATCTGTCATCTTGACGCCCATTTCCCACTGTTTGCCGTTTTTGCGAACGCTTAACCAGCCTTCGCCTTCAAACAAACCAGCAGCCCATTCAATGGACTTCAGCCCAATTGATTCCTCGCTTGGCTTCAGCGTCAATCCGAATTCGCATCGAGTAGTATTCTCCTGCTCGTTGAGCGCCTCGTACCAAGGATGCACATAAAGCGTCAGCTGATTCGGGTCTTGTTTCAAATTGGAGTTCGTCATGAATAAAAGCTAGTTGGTGGGTGTGGGGTGGTAGCTCTTGGTTAACAATTTGCATCCATCGTTTGGCAATGACACCAGCGGATGACTGCAGCAGCATGTTCAAAGCTTTGTGAGGGCTAGAACAGCTAATGCTGCGACCGTCAATACCACGGATCTTACCAGCGGATTGCGCCTTCTGTTTAACCGCCGTAACCAATTTCTCAAGTCCAGGTACTGCCTCCATGTAAGCAGCACGGATCTCTTTACCTTTTGCAGTCGCCTGCTTAGAAGAGAGTTGAGGATCATAACTCAGTCCGATTTTGTTGTCGCCTGCCCCATAGAGGAAGGCGTAGGTAACAGTCTTGACTGCTCGGCGTGAGATGCCAATCTTGTCAGCGTTGACCTGATGAATGTCTCCATTGAGGAGGATATCGGCGTAACGCCCAGAATCATAACGAGCCAAGTAATGAGCAAGCATGCGTAACTCAATGCCCGATAAGTCTGCTCCGACCATACAAAGACCGGGCGACGCCGTGAATAGTCTTCGGAAGTCAAGATCACTCGGCACCTGGGCAAGGTTTGGCTTGCGGTGGGCTGCACGATGCGTCACCGTTGCTACAGAACAGTGATGGTGAATCCTCGAACTCCGAGACAATTTCAACCAAGCGTTCACGCCCTCGCTCAGCAAGCCGAGCTTCTTCGTCAAATCCAAGCAGCGGGAACACATCTGGGCGAAATCGTTCTGAATATCCTTCAGAATTACTTCGTCCACCATTGGTTTCCCTGTTTGGGTCATGGTAGAAGGTGACCATCCGTAATGCGTTTGTAGAACCCATGCGATGTGGTCTCGTGAAGTTGGATTGAACTCTTTTAGCCGAGTGAATGTGGCACCCTGCACATATCCTTGCGTTCGATTAGGTCGCTTCGGAGTAAACTCGCTCCCTGCGATGAGAGGGTGCCGGTCCCGAAGTACTTGAGTAAGGCTTTCCAGCTCTCCTCTGAGAGTACATTCAAGTTCCCATGCAGCGCTCTCATCAAATCGCCATCCATGTAGTTCTTGTTGGGTGAGGATTGTGGCAATGTCATGTTCAAGAGTTACCCATTCAGGTATTTGTGGAAATGATTCCATAGGTGGAGTGTGACTTGAACGTCTTGTTCGCAGTAGTCCTGCATCTCTTGGCTCCACTCTTGCCAGTCCGTCGTTTTACCGAAGTCCTGTTTGAAGCAGCCAAGTCGATAGCCGTAGCTCTCAAGGCTGTGACGCCCATAAAGCTTCAGTGGCATCATGTTCCACTTACGGCGCTGATCGATGTCAAGGATGTCTGCATGATAAAGACGAGACAGTAACAATGTGTCAATCACTTGACCCTCTGGTTTGAACCAAGGGTAAAGCTTTTTGATCACCGGGATGTCGTAGTTGATTACATTGTGCCCGATGATGTAGTCCGCACCTTCAAGCATGGTAATAGCTTGAGATATCGGAGCCTGATTACCTTGGTCGTTGTAAACCAAAGCTTTGCGGGCATCGAGATCATAAACGCCAACACAATGAATCTGGGTGCAATCATTGTACAGTCCGTCTGTTTCGAGGTCAAATAAGTAAGCACTCATTAGTCGTTCCAGTGACGGATAACACCTGCTACGATGAACAGGTTGGTAACAAAGATGAGGCCGTTAAATATTAGATTGTACGTTAGCAGTTTTATTCGCCGCAGATCCCTTCCAGTCGAACGTCTTATCGACGAACTGAGCCTTTTCAATTGCTTCTTGAGTGGGAGGTTTAGGGCGATTTAGAGCTGCGTTGTATTGATCCTGAAGGTATTCAGAAATCAGTGGTTGGGTCAAACTCAGCTTCGTCAGACGCATCTTCATTGAATTTACAGGTGTCTAGGTCATAACTAAGGTGGCAAGCAACGCCTACTTCTCCACTGTAGCGATTCTTAAGTACTCGCACAGTTGTTCGAGACGCTCCTCGATCCGCCTGCTGGTCCCGTTCAAGCGCAATAACTCCATCTGACAATTGAGCAATGCTTGCCGAGCCTCTGAGTTGTCCGAGGGTGACTCGTGCGCCTTCTTCATGATTGTTATCGCCCGATGGGCGTTTCAGGTGGGAAACAAGGAACAATGCGATACCAGTACGCTCCACAAGGGAACGTAGGCGGGTCATGGTCTGATCGATCATTCGACGCTCCTCACCTTCCAGACCGGAAAGAAGGATAGACAAGTGATCGAGGAAGATAACCTTGGTATCTAACCCGCAAGCAAGGTATTCAATTCGGTTGTAGAGTACATCGGGATCGAAACTACCGAAGCCATCAAAAAGAAAGAGATTCCAATTAGCAAGAGTAGCTTGATACGCTTCGTCGAGAGTAGATCGTTCATGTTCTCCAAGGTGAAGTGATTTACCAACAGCAGAGGACATTAGTCCGAGAGCTGTACGCCTGTTTGACTCTTCAAGTGCCACATAACCGACCCGCTCTCCTTTTTGTAGAAGGTGAGTTGCAAGGTGCCTACAAACGGAAGACTTTCCGATACCAGAACCTGCAGTAATCGTGACAAGTTCTCCATACCGGATCCCGTGCAATTTATCTTGTAATCCTTGAAAGGGGTAGTCATGATCAGACGGAGGTGAGGGAGTAGTGACTAGATCATGTAAGGTTTTGCCATCTACGATCCCGTCAGGACGGTAGGGAATGGCGTTCCAGATCGCTTCTCTAACAGCTTGTGCATCTCCTGCTTGTAAAGCATCCGAAGCGTCCTTGTAGTCTTCGAGACGTGCGATCGTTGTCTTGCCAGGTGGTAGGACCCCTGCTGCTTCCTCCGTCGCCTTACGGCCTGCCTCGTCATTGTCGAAGAACAGGACAATCTCCTCATAACCCTGGAGCCATGGGATAGCCCGTTGAATCGACTTCCTTGCCGAAGCGGCACCGCTAGGTAGAGAAACCATCGGCCATGTCGGCATAGCTTCCTGACAACTAGCTGCATCGAGTTCGCCTTCAGTGATGACGACTCGTCTGCCAGATGCTGGAAACAAATGCTGTCCAAATAGGCAGCTGGGTGCAGTCCCTTCATAGGTGAAGACCTTGTTTTTGGTTTTGATCTTGGCACCTTGCAAGACACCAGACTCATCAAAGTAATGGAAACGCAGAACGTCTCCGTCTTTGTAGATCTTGTACTGTTGACAGACCTTTTCGCTGATGCCTCGTTTGGTGAGACGTGAAGCTGAGCCTTTTAACATTGCTCTGGTGGTTGAGCGTGATGGTGAACTGGGTTCTCCGTCTCCTGGGGTCCAGGCGTGACAAGAGAAGCAATAACTGTGCCCATCAGTGTACAGACTATTAGCGTCTGAACTACCGCAAGACGGGCAGGGTTCATGCCTTAAAAACTCGCTCTCTGTCCTCGATTCCTCGTGGTTGAACGATAAAGCATTCATAGTCATCAAGAGCTTGCTCAAAGCCTTCGAGAACGTCTTGTGGAGAGGAGGATTTGTCCAGTGCCATGATTAAGTAATAGGCACAATCTTTGATGGTTGCTAGGTCAGCCATTCGCTTGGGATAGAGTGGTAGGCAGCCCATTGGATGCCGTGGCGTTCACACCAGGCAGCATAGGTAGTCTTTGAACGTTTGGCAATCTTGTTGAAGGGAGCTTGGAACACCATACGGATGTCGAGGTCAGGGTGTGCCTCTTTGACAGCAAGCATCTTGCGTCGATCCTCTGGTGTGAACTGACCCTTCGTCTCAAGATAGATACCATTTGGGAGGAGAAAGTCCGGTGTGTAGTTGCATTGCAACACGTAAGGAACCTTGGTGCTTTCATATTCAAATGGTATGCTCAGGCTGCCAAGAAGTTCAGCGACTTTCTTTTCAAGACCTGAGCGATACTTCATCAGTCCAGGTGCTTCTCGATGATCTCTTCAACGATCTCAGACACAGCACGACGCATCTCGTACTTGAAATCGTTGCGGTCAGCTTTGAATCGCTGAACAGTGATGCGGGGAAGTTCAACGGTCAGCGTGGCTTCATAGAGCCCGCCAACTTCAGACTTCACAACGTCGTATTCAAAAATCATCGGAGTCGTCGGTGGTGGTGGTAGGGGTTACGTTCGGTTCGTTTGCTTTGAAGCCTTTAGTCTGACCGAAAAGGGCAGCGGCTTCTGTCGCGTCAAGATCTCCACCATCCACACCAGCAGAACCACTAGCTTGGATGACTTGGATCGCTTGCAATTTAAGAGACGTGCCATAGCTGTCGTCAGGAAGAGTGTAAGGCTTCTGGCGGAAAGCTACTTTGACAAGACTGCCGGAGTACAGAGGGATTTCCTCAGTGATCGGAGTACCTTCACTGTCCACAATGGGAACAGGAGAGTCAGGAGACCACTTGAATTTCACTTGGTACATACCCTTGGAGACTTCCTCCCAAGGTTCAGGCTTGCAGACAGAACGACGAGGGTTCTTGACTTTGCTCTTGCACCATTCAAGCAGTTCAGAGCGAGTAGCTTCAAGTTGTTCGACAACAGTCTCATCCACAATGCAAGAGAGGTTGAGGTTGCCAAACTTGCTCGGTTGGAAGACAGCTTGGTAGCCCTCCAGACGAACAGGGTTTTGGGTGACGATGGTTTTAGACATCAACAAAAGAAATAGGTGGAGGCCAGAACGTTTTCGGGACGAAGGTCACCAATAATTGGTGGCTCCGTCTCTGCCCCGATCTGACGGGCAAAGTCTACCAAGAAATCATGCTCTGCAAAGAGATGCATGTAGGTTTCCCTAACAATGGTAGACAGAGAGGTCATGTCAGTCGCTCGACATAACACTGAATCATGGATCAATGCAATGGGTGCATCAAATCTGACTGTAGCAAGATGGAGGAGACACGAATCTAAAGAATGTATAAGATTCGGAGCTGTTGCATTTTTGTGATGCATCAGGTCTACCTTGTCTCCATCCTCTGTAGCAATTCGGATCTCAACTCGACCCATTAGCTGAAGCTTGACGTTTTCAGTCAGCTTCTTCATCAGACGTTGAGTGACAACAAATCCAGAAGGGGTGACCCACTCGATCTCTTCCTCTCCACGTCTAATAGCTTTAGACACCTCTGACTCAATCCAATTCATGACTGCCATTGGACCAGGGACAATCTGGTTCATAGCATCTCTTACTGCCTTAACAGTCGCTGTTAGATCATCCTTGGAGATCTCGACACCTTTCTCTTTCAAAGCTTCACGAATGTAGCTTCGATTAGAGAATGGTTTGGCATTGTAAGGAATGGTCATGACTGTTCTTTTGGTCACTTTCCTATCCATGTAAGGACGGATTGACTCAGGAACATTTGGTTTAGCTACCTCAGCAATGACTTTGTATGCATCTTGAGGCTTGTCAGACGGAGTGACATTGACAAGAGACGCAGTTGATTTGTCTTTGGCTAATCCTGCAAGAATTTGAAGACCACTACATGTAGCATCTGTTGCAACCATCAATCCAGTGAATTGACGATCACATTGAATGACACAATGGTAGTACTCCTCACATGCTGCAAGGAATTGCCAAGGTTCATCAGCTGCTTCCCATTCAGAAAGACAACCAATTGGGTCT